AAGTCTCATAATCTCTTGGAATTGGATAATGGGCAGTTTTGTCTCTATCCAAACAACAGAATGAGGATTTACGACAACAGTATTACTCCAGAAACACCAAAAGTGCCCGATTTTAAGGTTTCAACTGTATACTACCAAGTTGAAAACGGTCATGATCGTGATGGATTGGGTTCAGAAGAGAATTATTTCTGGAAAACAGCAAAAGAAAGAGCAAAAAAAGACGAAATTGAACCAGAATTAGGATAAATAATACATTTACAAAAAAGTGTCATAAATAAAACAGGAAAACACCTGTTTACATGGCAATAAAACGGATATCAAGAGCATTTAAGGACATTAGTTTGTCTTTTACCCCTCATCCTGTTACAAAAGACCTTCCAATACTCAAAAATGAGAACGCAATTAAGGCATCTGTCAGAAATTTAGTGCAAACTATACCAACTGAGAGGTTTTTTAACCCTGTTCTTGGATCTGAGGTAAGAGAAAGTCTTTTTGACTTTGTGGATTATGGTACTGCGTCTGTAATTCAGCAACAAATAGAGATAACACTCGAAAATTTTGAACCTAGAATAGATAATGTCTCAGTTGAAGTGTTCCCAAGACCAGATTTGAACGAATTTGAGGTTACGGTGTTCTTTAATATTGTCGGACAACAAGTTCCTGCTCAAGAATTTACGTTCATACTCGAAGCAACAAGATAAATGCCTTTTACTAAGTTTACAAACCTTGATTTCGATCAAATTAAGTCGTCAATTAAAGATTATATTCGTGCAAACTCAAATTTTACTGATTTTGACTTTGAAGGATCTAATTTTTCGGTCTTAATTGACACTTTAGCATATAATACGTATATTACTGCATTTAACTCTAACATGATTGTTAATGAGTCGTTCTTAGACTCGGCAACTCTTCGTGAAAACGTTGTTTCACTTGCTCGAAACATCGGATATGTACCAAAATCAAGAACTGCTGCTCAAGCAACAGTCTCTTTTGACGTTACAACTAACTCAAATACACCTTCTCTAACTCTACAAGCAGGTTTGGTGTGTGTTGGGTCGAGTGATGACACATCTTTTGTATTTTCAATACCAGAAAGCATTACATCTACTACTACAAATGCTTTTGACGCAAATGGAAACATAATTTCAAGCACAGCATCATTTAGTAACATAGTTGTATATCAAGGAACATACTTAACTAAGTCATATACAGTAAATGGATCACTAGATCAGAGATTTTTAATTGAAAACTCCTTTGTTGACACCTCAACCATTAGAGTTTATGTAAAAGGTGCTGCTGATCCTGGTATTGGTAGGGAATATCGTAAAGTTGATAATATATTAAATATCACAGACACATCAGAAACCTATTTAATACAAGAAACAACAAATGAGAGGTATGAGTTGTTATTTGGTGATGGTGTCTTTGGTAAAAAACTTGAAGATAATGCAGTAATTACTGTTTCATACATTGTAACTGATGGCATAGAGGGTAATGGTCCTGCAGTATTCTCATATGCAGGTAGTGTTGTATCATCTTCTAATCAAGTTGCTCTTCCTGCATCTACACCAACCATGAATACCGTTTCAGCGGCATCTAATGGAGGTAATATCGAGTCAATTGACTCAATCAAGTATTTTGCTCCTAGACTATATTCATCACAGTACAGGGCAGTTACAACAAGGGATTATGAGTCTGTAATACAACAAATATATCCAAATACTGAGTCTGTATCGGTTGTTGGAGGAGAAGAATTAGACCCACCTGAGTTTGGTACTGTTTTTATCACTATAAAACCTAAGAATGGTGAATTTGTATCAGATTTTGATAAACAGTCAATATTATCTAACTTAAAAAATTATACATTAGCAGGTATTAACCAAAAGATTTTAGATTTGAAGTTACTATACGTCGAATTGGAGTCATTTGTATATTATGACGTATCTAAGGTATCTACAGCATCAGATTTAAAGACAAATGTAACTAATGGTCTTCTTACATATGCTTCATCAACCGATTTAAACAAATTTGGTGGTAGATTCAAGTATAGTAAGGTATTGAATGTGATTGATAACATAGATGATGCAATATCATCAAATATCACAAGAGTAATAATCAGAAGAAACTTAAAAGCACTCACTAATCAATTTGCTCAGTATGAGTTATGTTTTGGAAACAATTTTCACATTAACCCAGAGGGTCGTAACATCAAGAGCACAGGTTTTACTATTCAAGGTAGAACCGACGTATTGTATATTACTGATATACCTAATAAAAATAGTGATGGAACACTTGATGGTAGTGGAAAGGGTATATTGGCAATAATTAAGGGAAATATAGGTGAATCTGAAAATAGATTAGTCGTTGCCTCTGCAGGAATTGTAGATTATGTTCATGGAGAGATAATTTTATCTACTATCAACATTACTTCAACAGTAAAACCTAATAATATTGTTGAAATTCAAGCGTTTCCAGAGTCAAATGATGTAGTTGGTCTAAAAGACTTATATTTGAGTTTTTCTGTATCTAATAGCACCATAAATATGGTTAAGGACACAATTACTTCTGGTGAACAGATATCAGGTGTCGGTTATAAGGTCACATCAAGTTATTCAAACGGAGCGTTGATAAGAGGATAGTATGATAACTACTGGAATTGATAAAAGAGTCAAAGTCCAACAGATAATTGAAAACCAACTACCAGAGTTTTTATTATCTGAAAGTCCAAAGGCAGTCGATTTTTTAAAACAATACTATATCTCTCAAGAATATCAGGGAGGTCCTATTGACCTAACTGATAATTTGGATCAGTACATAAAATTAGATAATTTAACACCAGAGGTCGTTGTGGGTGAAACCACTTTGTCAAGTGGCATAAGCACCTCAGAAACAACTGTTAATGTTACTACTACAAAAGGTTTTCCAAACTCTTACGGTCTTTTCAAGATTGAGAATGAAATAATAACATATACTGGTATAACTACAAATAGTTTTACTGGTTGTATAAGAGGTTTTAGTGGTATAACAACATATCATGCAGAAAACAATCCCTCAGAACTTGTTTTTTCAGATTCATCATCAACAAATCATGAATCGGATGCAACTGTCATTAACCTAAGTGCGTTATTTTTAAAAGAATTTTACAAAAAGACAAAAAAACAACTCACACCTGGTTTAGAAAACGAAACATTTGTCAATAATCTAGATGTCAGTAATTTTATAAAAAATTCAAAATCACTATATCAATCAAAAGGAACTGAAGAGTCCTTTAGGATATTATTCAACGTTCTGTACAATGAAACTCCAACTATACTTGATTTAGAAAAATATTTAATAAAACCATCATCAGCAGAGTATATAAGAAGAGAAATTGTTTTAGCAGAGGCAATTTCTGGAAATCCTATAAATCTGGTTGGACAAACAATAATTAAATCAACTGACAGTGAAACTAAAGCAGCGATATCTGAAGTAGAACCTTTAACTAGAAAAGGAAAGGTATATTATAAGATTGGTCTTTTTGTAGGATTTAATGAAACAGAATTAATTGAAGGTACATTTAATATTACTGGTAAAACTAAAGTAATTGGTGATGTTTCAATTGGTTCATCCGTCATAACTGTTGACTCTACTGTAGGATTTGGTCAAACTGGAACTTTAGTATCAGGAATCAGTACAAATATCTATTATAGTAATAAATCTGTCAATCAATTCTTTGGTTGTGAAAATATTGTAAGTAATATATCATCAACTGATGATATTAGATCAGATGAGTTTTATTTTGGGTATGAAGGAGGAGATTTAACAAAGAAAGTAGAATTAAGACTTACTGGTGTTTTATCAAAGTTTGTAGCAACCTCTGATATTAAATTATTAGTTGAGGGAGAAAAGATAAGTGTTAAAAATGTAGGAGAAAAAATATTAAATCCTGATGATGGCAAAACAAGAAAACAAATTTTTGCTAATTCATGGATATACAATACTTCATCCAGATTTAGAGTAGAAAGTATATCTGGTGCGAATGTTGTTGTATTTACAAGAGATATTGATAAATCAAGTTTAAAAGTAGGAGATGCAATAGAAATATTGTTTAGAAATGAGGAGTCAAAGGTAGCAACAGGTGTTGTTGGTAATATTGATAAACCCACAGGTACAATATCACTTAATAATCTAACACTTCAATCAGGTATTACACAGTTACCAGATCCTAATAGAGAATATGATCTAAGAAGAGTAATAAATCGAGCAACCAGCACAAATACGGATTTAGAATTTGGAAATAACATATTAACAACTGATGTAACTAACGTATACAATGAATTAAATAATAATTTTTATGTTGCATCAAATTCTTTACCATCTTATCAAATAACTTCTGAGTTACCAAAATCAATATTACCAAATGCAATTGGAGGTGTTCAATTACCCCAATCTGGTTATAATGCAAATACTTTGAAATACAGTATTTTGTCATTTCCGAATCCAGTACCATTTATTACTGGTGATGAAATTTTTTACACTGCACAAGGAACAGTCATACCAGGTTTAAATGAGTCTGCATATTTTGTTGAAGTATTATCAAGTACAAACCAAATTAGATTATACAGATCTAGATCATTTATTCCCATTGCAGATTTTGAAGAATTTGAGTCATTACCTGTAGGTTCAGGAACTCATACATTTTCTTTAGTTGGTATTAAAGAACAGCAAATAGCACCACAAAAATTATTCAAAAAATTTCCATTAAAACCTGATTTAACAAATTCATCTAATGTTTTGACAACACCTGGTACTTCAGGCATGTTAATAAATGGTGTTGAAATAAGAAATTATAAATCAAATGATAAAATATTTTTTGGACCTCTTGAAAGTATAAGTTTATTGAATGGTGGTAAAAATTATGATTTACTCACACCTCCAAATATAGAATTATCTGGATCAGGTGCTAATAATACAAAAGCACTAATACGACCAGTGATATCTGGTAAAGTTGTTGACGTTCAAGTTGATCCTCAAGATTTTGATATTAAAAAAATAATTTCCATAACGATGGAGGGAGGAAATGGTTCTGGAACAGTGCTTGAACCAATTCTTCAAGAAAGAGCAAGAGAACTAGATTTTGATGCTCGTTTAATCAATGAATCTGGTGGAATTGATAATATAAATGAAACTCTTACATTTAAAACAAATCACAATATTGTAAGTGGGCAACCCTTAGTTTATGATAGAAATAATAATCCTCCTCTTGGTATTGGAACAGTTGGTAATGATGCAGGTACATCTGTAGTTGGAGTTGGTACCACCACTCTTATAAACGCAGCAACTTATTATCCATCTGTTTTAAATCCAACTACAGTTCAACTATATCAGACATTAGGTGATTACAATTCAGGTATTAACACTGTTGGATTTACCACAACTAACAAAATAGGTATTCATAAATTCAAACTTTTAAATGAACAACAAAGTTTAAAAGATATTAGAGTTATTGATGGTGGTCATGGTTATGAAAACAGACAAGTATTTGTAAAACCAATTGGAATAAACACTGCTACAAATATAATTACCTTCAAGAATCATGGATTTGAACATGGTGAAAATATCGTATATTCAACAGCAGTAGGTCTTGGATCAACTATGCCAGTTTCAATGACTGGTTTGTCAACTTATACTGGAATTACAACAACATCTAATTTTTATAAAGTTATTAAATTAAATAATGATAAATTTAGAATTGCAAATGCAGGTTTAGCTGGAACCATAACTTCAGAATTTGATAGAAATGATTATATTAAATTTACAGATCAAGGAACAGGATTTCAAGTATTTAAATTCCCCGATATTAAATTAAATTTAAAATATGAGTTATCAAATACAACCGTAGGTGTTATAACTGCTACCCCCATTGTAAGAGGTGAAATAACAGATGTACTATTATATGAAGAGGGAACTGGATATGGTTCTAATATTTTAAATCTTGAAAAATCAACCACAATTAATGTAAAAACTGGTAAAGAAGCACAATTAAAACCAATTGTTACCGATGGTAAAATATCATATGTAGAAGTGCAGACAAGGGGAAGAGAGTATACATCAGCACCAGATTTAGAAATAGTCGGAGTTGGAACAGGTTTTGGTGCAAAACTTAGAGCAGTTGTATCAGATGGTAAGATTGTAGATGTTGTAATTCTAGATGGAGGTCTTCAATACCAACAGGATAAAATTGATATCAAGGTAACTCCACCTGGCAGTGGTGCAAAATTAGATGTTAAAACAAGAAGTTTAAATGTTAATTTATTCAATAGATACGGAAATGAAGCATTAGTCGAAACAAATAATAAATTAGGATACTCTATTGTTGGATACTCCACTCAAATCGGTAATGATTCATTTGGTGATACTGGTGCTCAACACTCTCCAATTATAGGTTGGGCATATGATGGAAATCCAATTTATGGTCCTTACGGATATGGTGATCCAACAGATCAAAACTCGGCAGTAAGAATTTTGAATACTGGTTATGTTTTAGATCCCTCTACTATTATTGATAGACCTTCTGGATTCAGTAATGGATTCTTTGTAGAAGATTTTAAATTTAACAATAGTGGTGATTTAGATGTTCATAATGGAAGATATTGTAGAACTCCTGAGTATCCAAATGGAACTTATGCTTATTTTGTAGGTATTACAACTAATTCATTACTTCCATCTTTCCCATACTTTATAGGAAACTCTTATAGAACAAATCCTTCGTTTGAGAACTTTAATATTAATCAAAACACTTTTGATTTTGATAATTCTAATTTGATAAGAAATAGTTATCCCTATAAAGTATCAGATGAGTTTGCTGATAATGATTTTATTATAGAATCAAATGAAATTACAACACAGTCTTCAATTGTCGAAAGCACAACTTCAGGATCTGTAAGCTCAGTTAAAATTGTTAATTCAGGTAATGGTTATGAGATTGGTGACAATGCTGTATTTGATAATACTGGTACAAATGGTGGAGGTTTAAGTGTTACTGTAAATAATATCGCAGGTAAAGAAGTTACTTCAATTGATACCACAGTTGACACATTTGATAACACCATATTTACTTGGACAAATGGTGGAACTGTTTCGGCATTTATTTCAACTGCACCTTCTTTAAATGACGGTGATAATGTCATAATTTCTGGATTATCAACAACAGCTATCAAAGGATTAGCAGGTGCTCATGTTCTTGGTGTTCAGACAGCAAACACCTTTGTATATCAGGAAATTCCAAACCCATCTACAACTGGTATAGTTACTGATATTTACGTTCAAAACATACCAAGTTTAATTTCAGTTGGAAGTAGTATAGGAATAGGAACTGAGAAACTATTAGTTTTAAATACATTCAATGAAAATAATATTTTAAGAGTTAGAAGAGGTGTTTCTGCAGGTGTTCATACAGTATCAACAAAAGTTAATTTAATACCTAGCACATATGATATATCATTAAATACAGATTTCTTTGAGTCAGCACCTGATGATGTTGTGTATTTTAACCCACATGAATCAATAGGTGTTGGTACTGTTGTTGGGTTAGGAACCACTGCAACATCAACTTTAGGAAATTTAACAAAAGTAAAATCATTAGAGACACACACCATCTCCCTACCAAATCATCCATTTGTTACAAATCAAAGAGTAACACTGACAAAACCGAGTGCTGGTTATGCTCTGACAGTTACAAAAGATGATGGTGTAACCACATTTAATATACCAGAATCTGGAAATAGTCAGGATGTATTCATAATTAAAAAATCAAGTGATACTGTTGGTATAGTCACTCAAGTTGGTTTTACAACATCTTCACCAGGTCTAGCATTTGTTGGTCATAATAGAGTCGGATCAAGTAGTTTTGAATATAATTTATTAGCACAAAATACAAAAGTAACTGGTAAATTACAGAGAATTGAAACTGTGGTGTCAGTTTCAACTGCACATAATTTGATTGATGGAGATATTGTAAACTTAAATGTCGTTCCTAGTGACTCGGTAGGAATAGGTACATCAACATCTATAAGTGTTAAATTTGATCAAAATACACATAATTTACTAGTCAATACAATAAGTTGTACAACTAGTGGTGTAACAACATCTACAGATAATTTCAATATTAACTCTCATAATTTACAAACTGGATCTAAAGTTCAATATGATTCTACAAACGTATCTGAAGGTCTTGTAAATCAAAATTCATACTACGTATTAAAAGTAGATGATAATAACTTTAAATTAGGTGAAACTTACAAAGACGTAACAAGTAATCCTGCTAGTGTAATTGATATAAAATCAACTGGTAATAATCATGAATTTTCACTTATCAATCCACCATTACCAGTATATAAAAATAATAATTTAGTATTTGGTGTAGGTCATACATCTTTAGTTGGTTATGAACTTGAAATTTATCATGATAAAGATTTTAATAATAAATTTATTTCTATAGGCAATACATCTAATTTCCAAGTTATTGGAGTAGGAACAGTAGGTGTAACATCAACTGCAACAGTGACTTTGAATTTTTATGATGATAATCCGTCAAACCTTTATTATAATATTAAAAAATCTGGATTCATAAGCACTGCGGACACTGATGTTATAAACTACAATAAAATACATTATCTTGATAGTAAATATAGTGGTCAATATCCGATATTTAAAGTACCACCTGTTGTTGGAGCAGCATATACTCAATTTAGTGTTGCCATACCAGAAATTCCAGAAAAATTATCTTATGCATCAACTGAAACATCGGTGCTTAAATATTCTACAAAATCACCAAGAGCAAGAGGTGCTGTAGATTCTGTTCATATTAATTTTGGTGGAGTAGGATATGATGACTTACCATCATTTGTTAGCATTGCATCAACTCAAGGAACTAATGCAACATTATTGCCTGATTCAAATACAATTAATAGATTAGATGATGTAAGGATACTTAATCCAGGTTTTGAATATTCATCTGATCCAACTTTAAAACCAGAAGCATTTGTTTCACCAGTCATATCAGTTATTGATTCACAGACAATTTCAAAAGTTGAGGTTATTGATGGTGGTAGAAATTATACAGTTATACCTGATCTTGTCATTGTAAATCCACTTACTGGATTAGAAGATAAATCTGGTGCTATTATTGGTGCTAGTTTAAATGGAAGTTCATTAGCAGATGTTAAAGTCATAGTTGCACCAAAAGGTTTACAAGCAATAACACATGAAGTTTTTACTCTTAATAATACTAATGGATTAACAGTTAGTAAGTTAGATTATAATCAGTCAGTAGGAATTGTAACATGTACTTTAGTTACTCCTCTTTTAGGTTTCTCAACAGCACCATTTTCTGTTGATGAAGAGATTTTTGTTGAGGGATTACAAAAGAATGATGCAACTGGTACTGGATTTAACTCTGCTGATAATGGATTCAAATTCTTTAAAATCACTGCCTTTAATAACACCAATCCAGCGACAGTTGAATTTGACTTATCTTCAATTACAACTAATGCAGGTGTAGCAGTAACAAGTCAAAATTCATTTGGTGTTTTGATAAGTAAAGATGATTATCCAACATTTAAGGTCACACAAGATACATCAAGATTTAGTATTGGTGAAAAATTATTAGCATTTGTTGGAACATCGTATATTCCTGTCAGTTTGAAGGTAACTGAAGCAACGAATAATTTAATTAAAATTGAAGAGACATCACCTGGTGCTTTTAATTTAGTGGCAGGTCAACTCATAAAAGGTTTTGATTCTGGTAATGTAGCAAAAATTGATTCTGTATCATCAAGCACTGGTAGATTTGAAATAAGTTACTCACTAAGACAGGATCAAGGTTGGAATGATGATATTGGAAAATTAAGTCAAGATTATCAGGTAACACCAGATAATAATTACTATCAAAATTTATCCTACAGTGTAAAAAGTAGTATTACTTATGAGGATCTAATAAATCCCGTCAATAGATTATTACATACAACTGGATTGAAGAATTTTGCAGATGTGGGTATTACATCATCCACAAGTGCTGGTGTTACGACTTCAACTTTCACTGATGTTCTTGCACTTGATTTTATAGATCAAAAACGTGTAGATACAATTAATAATTTTGATTTTGCCTTAGATATTGATACTATTGATGGTAAATCTAAATTCCTAAAATTAAAAAATACAAAATTATCACCATATATTGAATGTAGAACAAACAGAGTTCTTGAAATAGATGATATTAGTGTATTATTTACAAATACAGCAACTAGTCTAAATGAATTTCTTGATTTGTCAATTAATGCAAGATATGCTACTTTCTTAATACAGGTAATAAATCCTAATAATAATAACACACAAATATCTGATATTATTCTATACAAAGATGATACAGATGTATTTACAGCAGAAAGAGCAAAATTACACACAACACCATCAGAACTGGGAGAACTCAAAGGTCAAATTGATAACGCAGGAAATGTAAGTTTACAATTTACTCCTGATGATCCAGATAATAACGATTATGATCTTAAAATTTTAAAAACTTTTTATAATACTAATCTAACAGGTATTGGAACACAATCAGTGGGATTTGTTGCATTATCTGGTATTAATACAACAGTATCTGTTGCAACTACTTCAAATATATTATCTACAAATATTAATAATACAGAAGGTTTATTTGCATCCATTGAAGTTAATAATACCTTTACAGATCAAACTAATTTTGTTGATTTATATCTATCACATGATGGAACAGACTCAGTAATAACAGAATTTTATGCAGATACTGAAGACGGTCCAACATCTAACTTTATAGGAACGTTTTCATCAGAAATAAATTCAGGAGTTCTATCTCTTAATTTTGAAAATGATCAATCAAATGATGTTTTAGTAAGATCAAGAGTTATTGGAATAGGAACAACTGCCGCTGGTATTGGAACATATAGATTTAAATTAAGTGGACAAATAGAAGGAAGTGAGAGAACATCAATTTATGAATCTAAGTTTTCTAATGTATCAGCAGCATCAACCATAGCAACTTTCTCAAGTGCTCTTATTTCATCTCTGAAAGGATTTGTAAGAGTTTCAAGTGGTTCAACAAGTTCTCTACATCAAGTTTTAGTTGCACACGATTCTACAGATTGTCATGTAACTCAGTATCCATTCCTATCAATAGGAAGTACATCTGGTATTGGAACTTTCTCTTGTGGACTTGTTGCAGACGATTTATGTTTAAATTTCCATCCTGACGCACTGTATAGTGGTGGAACTAATAATGTTCAAGTTCAAGTATTTACTGAATCATTCTATACTGAAAATGATGCTCTAAACATACCTCCAGATTTACAATATGGAACAGTCACTGAATCTTTATCACTAGCACAATATGATGCTAAGAATGGTCTAAGATCAAATAAAACTAGTTTCAAACTTCAAAGTGATTCAAAACTCATATTCCAAAAACAATTTAATCCTTCAGATACAAGCACTCTTAATCAAACTACTGGTCTATTCACCATCATAGATCATTTCTTTGAGACTGGTGAAAGATTAATTTACGAACCAGGTTCTACTTTCCAAGGTATTTCAGTTACTGGTATTGCAACTGCAGGAGGAACATTACCATCAGAAGTTTATGCTATAAGAAAGAGTAAGGATACTCTACAACTAGCAACATCTCGTGCCAATGCATTATCAGGAGCAAATGTTGCATTTACAGGAACTGGTTCAGGTAATGCTCATAGTTTAGAGATGTTCAAGAAGAATGAAAAAGCATTAATATCAATAGATGGTGTCATACAATCTCCGATGGCATTTACTCCGATTACATCTGATCTAGAGTTTAATATTACCAATACTGCGACAACATTCAGTATTACAGGTATTTCATCTATCAATTCTGATGATGTTATAAAAGTAAATAATGAGTTTATGAAAATTACTAATGTTGGTTTAGGTACAACATCTGTAGGACCAATAACTAACACTGGTAGTGTAAATTTAATTACGGTTGAAAGAGGTGCGATTGGATCTGCCTCTACAAATCATAGTTCTGGTGATACTGCAAGATTATTCTCAGGTAACTATAATATTGTTGATAGTAGTGTACATTTTACAGAACCTCCAAGGGGAACAAACAATACTCAAAAAACACCAGCTAATTTAGACCCTGAGAGATCAACATTCAACGGAAGAGTATATTTAAGACAAAGTTATGCAACTAACACTATTTTTGATGATTTATCAAGTGAATTTACTGGTATTGGTCAAACATTTGATTTAAAAGTTGGAGGAGCAAATACAACAGGTATTCAAACTGGAAGTAGTATTTTACTTTTAAATGGAATATTCCAAACACCAACAACATTTAATAATCTTGGAAATAACTATGAATTCTCTGAGACTAGTGGTGTTAGTGAAGTAACATTTACTGGAATTACATCAGCAAATGGAACTAGAATTATTTCTGATTCTGACGTTAATCAAAATCAACTTCCAAGAGGAGGTGTAATAGTTTCATTAGGATCTACTGGAGGACTTGGTGTTGCAAACCTTGCTCCTGCAAAAGTAAAAGCTACAACAAATGGAAGTGGTGCAATTGTAGGAATAGTTGGATTATCCACCACTGGTTCTTCATTTGGTATAAGCACTGCTTCATTTAATAATACCACTGGTGAATTACAAGTAACAACATCCACAAATCATGATTTTAGAAATATAAATGAGTTTGTCAGATTAGATGGTTTGACATTCACTCCCACTTTAACAATACCAAATGATACATCATTTAGTGTTACTGGAATATTATCCGCAACTACATTTACAACAAATGTTGGAACAAGCACTGTGACTCATACATACGTTGGTTCTGGTACTGCTACTGAATACCTTGCAGATTTAACTTTTGGATCTGGATACAGAAATCCAGTTTCTGTTGCTGTTACAGATTTATCTGGAAATGGAGCAAGTGCAGACATTTCAGCAGAGGTTGTTTCTAATACTCACGTTTTTATAAGTGCAGCTGCAAATTCTGTTTCAGTCACTGGAGGTCTTTCTCTTACTCCTACAAATGCCACATATGATCCAGCAACAGGAGATTTAGTAATTACAAAAGCATCTCATGGTTTAACAACAAGTAATACGGTTGGTCTTGCTACAAATGGGTTTGTATTCAGATGTGCTCAAGATAACTTCTCTACTGATCACTCTTATCCTCGTTCTGGTCCTACACCAAGTTCAGCTGGAGGAGATCCTGCACATGGAAAAACTTTAGCAATTACTTCAAAAACAGCAAATACATTTACAGTCAATGTAGGTATCACGAATACAGGCACAGGTGGTGCACTTAAATTTAATATTAATAATGCAGGTACTGGTTATACTAAACCACAAATACAAGTTTCATCACCTTCATACGAAAATCTACCAATTATTGGAGTTTCAAGGAGAGGTATTGGATCAACTACTGATACTGGTAATGGAGCAACTTTAACAATTGAAGTTGGTGCTGCAAATACAACAGTTGGTTTAGGATCAACATCTTATGAAGTTAGAAACTTTAGATTGGATAATAATGGATATAATTTCAAAATTGGAGATGTATTTAAACCAGTTGGTTTGGTTACTGATAGATTTTTAAATACTTCTCAATTAATAAGTGATTTTGAATTAACTGTTCTTGAAGTATTCAGAGATCAGTATTCTTCATGGAATTTTGGAGAGTTTGACTTTATAGATTCTATAAAAGAATTACAAGATGGTCAAAGAAAGAGATTCCCATTAGTATATAATGCGAGTTTACTTAGTTTTGAAGTTGATGAGGATAATCCTGATTCATCACTTATTAATCTCGATGCGTTATTATTGATATTTGTTAATGGTGTTGTACAAGATCCTGGTGTTTCATATACATTTGAAGGTGGTACTTCGTTTGAATTTACTGTTCCTCCAGATTCTGACGATGAAATTGATATTTTCTTCTATAAAGGAACGACTGGAGTTGATGCTGTTCAAGTTTCAGCAGGTTCATCTGTTTCACCAACAGTTAAAACGGGTGACATTGTACAGATGTTTAAAGACACTTCTGGAATAACTACAACTCAAGAGCAGAGAACAATTTATTCAATCACTGCTTCTGATGAGGTAGAAACTAATTTATACACTTTACAGGGTGTTGATGAGAGAAACTTTAAACCATTAAGTTGGACAAAACAGAAAGTAGATAAAAAGGTTAATGGTGAAATTGTGTTTAAAACAAGAGATTCATTAGAATCTCAAGTATATCCAACTTCTAAGATTATTGGTGATTTATCTACATCTGACACAGAACTATTCGTGGATAATTCCAGATTCTTTAATTATGAAGAAGATAATTCTTCTCTAGTTGTAAGTAGTGTTGGTGGACTTATAGTAGGAGCAGGAGAACCTGTATCTGCTGCATTTACTGCGACTGTTTCAATTGGTGGAACTATTCAAGCACTAACTATAACAAATGGTGGAAGTGGATATGTAGGTTCTACTACATCAATATCAATATCTGCACCACACTCAATTGGAATAGGTATTGGCACAACTGCTACAGCAACTGCTACTATTACTAATGGTGTAATAACTGGTACAACCATAACAAATCCTGGTTTTGGATATACAATATCTTCTGTCCCTCAAGTCTTAACACAATTACCAAGAGTTATAAAAGAGGATATTGATCAAATAAGCACTATTGAAGGATATGATGGAATCATTACTGGAGTGGCAGTTACTGATGGTGTTGGTGGTCATCCTCTAGCACTTAAGTTTACTCTTGAACCTGATTTTGTTAATAATGCAAGTTCACAAACAACAGATTTGAAAGTTGGATATCCAATAATGATATTCGGTACAAAAGTTGGTCATGGTGTTACGTCAGTAGATGGAGGTAACAGCACTGTAGTTGCAACAGGAACAACTTGTCTTGATAACATTTACATTATAAATGATTATGTCCCTGCAGTTGGTATAATTACCTGTAACATAATGACTGGTGTAAATACATCAGGTATCAATGGTGCATCAGTAGGTTTTGGTACAGGAGGATTCTCTTGGGGAAGACTTTCTGGATTTACCAGAGGTTTAAATCCAATATCAATTGGAGTTACTGGTTTGACAATAGACTCTGGATTATCAACTTACCCAACTATCCAGAGAAGAGATTTCGGTCTTAGAGACACTGGTTCATTAAGAAAGGATCTTGGGTAGTATAAATATAGAAAAAAGCTAATGATATGGCGG